AAGCTTTGAAAAATAAGCTTGACTTTTTCCACAATTCTTTCAAGTTATACCCATGTGATGGGCAAGATGATCTTTGTGATCAAGCAGAAAGTTTGACAGGAGTCAACACTTATCCTATGGCTATTCTTTTAGATCAAAACAGTAAAATAAAGGAAATAGTTTACTTCGCAGAAGACTATAATAAGATAGGTAAAAAAGAAGAATTAGTAGACGGTGTTATAGGAATAGGTGTCCACTCTGTAGATCAATTAGTGGAATATATAATTAAATCATAAATTAACAAAATGAAATACAAACAATTAATCCTAAGAAAGATATTTGAACTAAATAATTTTCTTAATGGCCAAGATGCACTATTGTCAACAGGAAGAACTATTGATGAATTAAGAGCTCATGTAGAAAAAATGAGAGATAAGCTTCAAGAGATAGAAGTTCTAATTAATAGTGAGTCTGAAGGTTAAAACAAAATAATAAGTTATGAAAGAGTTATCTGCTGAACAAATTCAACAGAATCTAAATAGGTTCTATGAACTGATTAATAAGTATATTACTGGAGACAGAAAAGATAAATTACTTGACTTTTATAAGTCTTTAGAAGAAGTTTTGGCTTTGGCCCCGGCTTCTACTAAGTTAGATCATCACAACTGTTTTCCTGGTGGTTATGTTGACCATGTAGTAAGAGTTGTTGAAGCAAGTCTGGTGTTTGAAAAGGTATGGGATAAGTTTGGCCAGAAAAAGAACTATACAACAGAAGAGTTAGTTTTCTCAGCCATTAATCATGACCTTGGTAAGTTAGGAACCAAAGACCAGCCGTTTTATATACCAAACGATTCACAGTGGCATATTGAGAAACAAGGTGCTTTATATAAGTACAATTCCAATATTACTCACATGAGAATAGCTGATCGTAGTTTATATTACCTTCAGCAACAAGGAATCGAAGTTACAGAAAATGAATATCTAGCTATTAAGCTTCATGATGGTTTATATGAAGAAGGAAACAAACCTTACTTTATTACATATAATAAAGATACAGAACTAAAGTCGAACATAGTTCATATTCTACATCAAGCTGATCTAATGGCTAGCCGTGTTGAATAATAAAAAATAATAATATGATTATAACAATTATAGCAATCTCTTTATGGATTGCAACTGTAGTAGGTTGGGTTATTTTCAACCTCTATACAAAGAATAGGAAATTAGAGGGCATGGTAGTTAACCAACAAATATTCATTGATGGAATTAAAGGATGCATGAAAGAGATCAATACTTGTGCAAATCAAATTGATTCTAAGTTATGGGTCCAATCAGACCCAGAATTCTTAGGCCTTATGGAGAATGTAAAGAAAATGCAGGATTCTATCAACAACTTTATAGAAGAATAAGATGGTAGACATTTTAGACAAAGAAGAAGAAGTGCTACTCACCAAGAAAGGTGAGCCTAGAAAACGTAAGCCAAAAACAAAGAATAACTACTTCACTATAGAAACAGAAGAAGCTATTCTAGAGTATAGGAATACGCCTAACCAAGCCAAAAGAAACAAAATATATAACGAAAGGATTCACTACGGCTTCTACAAGCTAGTAGAGAACATTATTCATACATTTAAGTTCTACTATACAGAAGTTGATAATATAGAAGATCTAAAGTATGAAGTGATCTCGTTTCTCTTACAAAAGCTAGACCTTTACGATCAATCTAAAGGAAAGGCGTACTCTTATTTTGGGACCATTGCCAAAAGGTATTTGATCATCTACAATCAAAAGAACTACAAGAAACTAGTATCAAAAGCAGACATTGGAGAACAACATGACGATGATGCTTTAGTCAATTCGATTCTAGTGAAAGAGCCTGAACCAGAGCTAGATAAGCTAGATATAGTCGAGCTTTTTATCAAGCATGTAGACGACAACCTTTTCGAGTTATTTGAGAAACCTGAGGAGATGAGAGTCGCTGATGCAATCCTAGAGATCTTCAAGAAAAGAGAGAATATAGACATTTTCAACAAGAAGGCTGTCTTCATCTACGTTAAAGAAATGACTGACACTCAGTCTAATACGATCACCAAAGTGATCAAGAAACTAAAAACCATCTACAAGACCATCCTAGACAACTACCTTGAAAATCACGACTTTTAATATTTATTCTAAAAGTCATGGAACTAGAAAAAGAGATATTCAAAGGCAAAAAGATCGCTGATCTAGTCGAAGAGGTTTACAACAAGCATAAAAACCAAGACTCTACCATTAAGCAAGAGATCATGAGACTTGCTGATATGATCGAGACTCCTGGTGATGCTATTGTAATTGTGCCTCTTTTGAAAGGGTTCATGGATTCTAGCCTCAAGAATGACGAAGTCTTGATGAAACTCCTACAGCTTTTCCAAAAAGCCTCGGCCGAAGCCAAGAAAGACGGGGTTGAAGATTCTGGCATTTTGACAGAAAAGGACATTGAGCAGTTGTTCTCTGAAGTAAGCAACATTAAGATTAAAGATCCTAAACAACTACCTCAAGCGTAATGTCTAACGGCTATATATTTGGTCCAAATTTTGATGCTAATTCCGGACAGGTTTTAGGACAATACTTCCAGATTGGTAGAGTAAAATCTATTGTATTAGGACCATATAAAGGAAATACCAAAGAACGTGATCCTGACTACGGAAGTCCTATAGACATAGGTAAAATTAAGTACGAGATATTGTACTCTACTTTAGGTACTTCTAAGTCTCAAGAAGTATCTGAACCTGCTTGGCCTATGTTTAACTTTATTAGGCAATATCCTGTTGTAAATGAAATAGTTCTTATTATAGCAGGCCCATCAGAAAAATTAAATGATAGAGCTTCTAATCAACAGTTTTTCTACTTTCCTCCATATAGTTTGTGGAATAGAGCCAACCATGGAGCTTTTCCAAACATGAGTGAATATTCTAATTTTTTAAAACAGTATAATAATATTCAAGGATATTCTGGCAATGCAGTTACAGGATCCTCTATACCGTTAGGATATACATTTCAAGAGGATCAGCAAGTTAGAAACCTCCAACCTTTTGAAGGTGATACAATTTTACAAGCTAGATTTGGACAGTCTATAAGATTTGGTTCAACTGTTCCAGCTCTAAAAAGAGATAACACTTGGTCTAATTCTGGAAATAATGGAGATCCTATCACTATTATATTAAATGAACAAAGACAGGAGAATGCATCTTTGAAATTTAATAATATTGTAGAGAATATAAATAAAGACGGATCTGCTATTTACATGACTAGTACACAAGAGATATTTTTAGAGGACATAAATAATTTTCCTCTTAACTCGTTCTCTTTCCCTATTACTCCAATAGCTCAGCCTACTTTAAGAATACCTCCTAGACCAATATCAAACGAGATATTAGCCCCTTCTGCTCAAGATCAATCAAGTATAGGATAATGGCAGTAATTCAACCATATAAACCAGTTTTTCCATATAAAGGCAACCAACTCATTTTGACTAGTGAGAGAGTAACTCTTCATGCAAAGAATGATGCTATTTTCTTATTTGGTAAAAAAGCTGTAGGACTGTCGTCTACTAATACAATCAATTTAGATGCTTCAAATAAAGTTATAGTAGCGGCTCCTGTAATTGAATTAGGAAATAAAGCTGAATCGTTAGGTGAACCAATAGTATTAGGAAACACATTGAATCAGAAGTTGTTAACTCTATTAGATGCTTTAAATGCTGTAGCTATACTGTTAGCACAGTCTTCTGAATCTAAGTTAGGAGCAACTATGCAAAATATTAATTCTGCTGGAAGTTTATTAGCTCAAACAGCCACTAGACTTTCTCAAGAATTGACGCCAGGCCAATCACAAATATTATCTAAAAACACATTTACTAGATAGATATGGCAGTTTCTAATTTTAGATTGGATCCACAAACTATTAAAGGTGTTCAAGCCGTCAACAAAGTCGGAGCAGATAAATATAAGGCTGGCTGGGTTAGGTTTGGTAATGACAAGCTTAATATCAATACTACATCTGCTGTAGGTCTAGAAAAAGCAATTGGTGTAACAGCTAGATTCCTCATAAAAGTTCAAGGAAAAGTAAATGAAATACTGTATGGCAAGTACAATACAGGAAGAGAGGCGACAACATTATTAAAAAGATTATTAAATAAAGGTATAATAAATTTGTTAGGTGGACTTGCGTCTGTTGATTTTTGCAATGTACTCAATTATGCATTGAATCAAGTACCAGACGGAACTCCATTTGATCCTACCAAGCCTCCTCCTGTAAATGAGCCAATACAGAGAAAAAAATGGCAGATACAAAAAGCTGCTTATGATGTTCAACAATTTATAGATGACTATTATAGAGACTATCTAGATAGCAATAATCCTGAAAGTAGAGTTGGGTTGTTTATATTAATGCAACAGATAAACTCTATCTTTTCTAGTACAATATTAAGTCCTACTGAAGGCATTAATGATCCACAGTTAAAGGAGAATTTTCCTCAACTTTCTGTAGCAAGCAATTTTTTACAGAATGCTTTAGGTGTATTTAACAGGTATACAGACGTCAGACAAATTCCAGTTAGTGAAGTCCAAAGATTAATAGAATTTGTAGACAGAGTAAGACAATACTGTATAATAATTCAAGGACTAAACAATCCAAGGAATGCTATAGGATTAATAGATAGCTCGCTTAACTTAAACATACAGAAGGAATTAGAAGATCTATCCAAAGTTATTATCAACCCAGATGTTGCAACTAGAGTTTTAAAATCTGTAGTTAAAACAACAAACGATATTAATACTGTTGCACAAAAAGTACTAGGTTTTATAAATACATTACAGATTATAATTAAAATATGTATCCTTCTAATAAGAATATATAACATAATTAGCTCTTTCTTCTTAGCAATTCCTATTCCTAACGTTTATACAACTGTTGGTGTTACTACTAAATTTGCAGATAGATACAGAGATAAGTTAAAAGAAAAAGGAGAAAAGAAACTAATTAAAAGACTTGAACAAATCTCAGCGGTTCTAAACTTAGCAGCTATATTATGCACTAGTTTAGTAGTTGCTATTCAAAATATAATTTCTAGACTACAAGTTATACTACTTAACCTAGAAAATTGTACTAATAAAAATGAAGGCCTTATTAATGAGATTAAAGATTCCATATCGACTCTAACTAATACAGGAAACCAATTACAAAAATTCCTTGATCAGTACAATAATCAACAAAAACAAGCTGAGTCTAGGTTTGGTAACTATACAATTCAAATAGTTACTGAACAAGTTGTAGATGAAGGCATTAACTTAAAAAGAAGATATGGCATTGCTACTGATTCTAATAAGTACGTTGTAGTTCAAACCACTCCTACTTTTGCTTCTTTAGACTTGATTATAATTAATGAAGTAAAAGTACTACTTGTATCTAAAGGGCTAGTTTCTACAGGACTTTCTGGTATAGATTCTGAAGATCAAATAACTATCTTGGATGCCGCTAGATTTTTAGGAGAGGATGAGATCGATTTAAGTAATATACAACTAACAGATACAGATGTGGAAACACTAGAAGAACAAGATGATGATCTAGGTTTAAGTACATTTGCCAATAACCTTCCTGGAGGAAGAGCTCTAAGAAGAAGAGTCAGGGAAAAAATGCTTAAAAATATTAACTCATTAGGAGGAGACCTAAAGTCTACAGATCCAGGAGGTAAATACTCATCAGGACTAGTAAAACAACAGCAATCAGTAGCTAATAAGTTAAAAATACAACAGCTAGAAGATAAGATAGGTGTCTGGAAAAAAGAGATAGCTTTGGCGGCTACTCAAGGATTTGTCGGCCTAGCTATTATAAAAGATAGGACTCAAAAGATTAAGGATGCTGAAAGAAAAATCCAGCAACTTAGACAAGGTTAAAATATACAAGGTAAAATATTTATAAGATATGGCACAAATTGATGCACTAAGAAAGCTAATCCGTGAAGAACTTCGTACTGTTCTAAAGGAAGAACTACCTAAAATACTTAAGGAAGTGCAAACTCCTGCGGTAAAAGACCCTAAAAAGGCCCTTCAAGAGCAGGTTAAGTCTAAAATCCCTGGGACATTGAACACCCAGGCTAGTAGACCTCAAATAAAGTTTGCTTCTAATAACCCTATGGCTGCCTTCTTGAATGATACGGCTAAGAGCATGTTGAATGAAGACTTTTCTATGACCTCTGCAGATGTACATCCTGCCATGGCCTTCCAGCCTAGTCAGGTATCTGTAGGATCTGTTGAAGGAATGCTTGGTTCAGCTAGACCTAGTTCAAACTTGGCGGCTGTGCAAATAAATGAAGTACCAGACTTTACTGGTCTAATGAGTAAATTGAAAGAGAAAGGAGCTATCTAATGGCATACGGACTAAAGAAAATATCAGTAGTAGACCTTAGACCATCAACAGGTGTTGGTGT